ACTGTTGAGTAAATTGTGCTTGCAGTTGGTCAAGTTCGGCTTGCGACTTGGGGTCATCTTGAGCATACATTCTATCCTGAGTGTGAAGTGAGCTAGCCAGCTTATAAATTTTTCTGGCCAGGTCTTCTTTGCCGCTGGCAGGTTGTCCGGCCATTTCCATCATGCGGTGCAACGCATCTTCTTCTGCTTCTGCATAACTTTCTTGGCGTTCTTCTTGGCTGGCCAACACAGGCACAGTTGACTGTCCTGTTGACTTGGGTTTGTTCAACCCACCTGAATATTGCAATGCGTCAGCACTGGTTTCAGTGTTGGTAGGATAGTCAGGAGCATTTTCTGTAGGTGTAGTATCACCGTAGGCTTCGTCAACTTCGCTGCATGAGCAGTTGGGGGTGCCACAACCACAGGCTGATTGGTAACCAGAGCCACCGTAACCTGACTCACTGCCATCGCCTAGGCCGGCCATTTTAAGCAACTTGCCCAGTTTCAATGCGTCGTCATCTGTGGCAGTAACAGTCAGGCTCTTGCTTGGGCCACCGTGGGCATCTGAATTCATGCTCATGTTAACGTTCATGCCTTCAGCAATCATGCTTTCTAGTTCATGATTCATTGAATCATAAATGCCTTTGCCATAGCTAAAACCGCTTGAGGCAGTGGGAGTACCTGTGCCGCCTGCTTCTTCAGTTTTTTCTTTTTTCTTCTTGGGAGCATCGTCAGACTTTTTCTTTTCAGGCAAGCCTTTGTGCTTGGTACTAGCAAAGTCTTCAGCATCTTTCTTGTCCATCGACTTGGCTACTTTACCAACTTCTTTAGACGGTGCTTTTTCGCCCTTTTGTGTTGCATGTACCATGCCCATGAAACGTTGTTGTTTTTTGCTTACTGCTTTTTCTTCAAGCTCTTCAGCACCGTCTGCGGACTTGGTCACTTTGTAACCGGCCTTCTTTAACATGGCCATTGCTTGTTTGATCTCATCGCTTTCGTTGTCACCTTCTTTGGTCATCAACTTTGAACGGCCGCTGGGGCCTTTGGCGCCAATAGCTGCCTTGGTGCCTTTTGGACGTCCACGGCCACGCTTCTCACCGTCAGCTGGTGTATCGTCGTCAGTACCAACTGAGTGACCAGTGTTGGGATCTGTTCTACGTGTTACTTTGCGACCTGTTGCTGTCCATTCTGTATCATGCTTGGCACCGTGTGTGACTTCACCAGTGCGTGGCGAATCTTTGCGTGGCTTTTTCCATGATGTAAATGGATTGTTATCGTCATCTTCGTCAGTTTCTTGTTTGCCAGCAGGAGCTTGTCCTGACAAACCACTCTTGGGGTTGCTTACTGGTTTCAATGTACTATGCTGACTTACTTTTGCTTGTGGTGCTTTGGAGCCCAGTTTGCCTGCACCTTTGCGCAACATCTCAAAGTCATTGGCATCTAGTCGGCCGTTGTCATTTTTGTCTAGTTTCTTTTGTCCACCACTGAGTGCGTTCTTCATTGCTTCAGCAGCCACGTCACCCAGCATTTCATCAACTTCTTTCTTGGCGCCGGCAATCTTGTCGGCAAATGTGATCTTGTCTTTAGGCTCAGCAAGTGCAGCAAAGCTCTTGGCTTTGGCTGGATTCATTTTTTCTTTGACCTGCTTTGGTTTTTCGCCAGAGAATCGAGGAAAACCTTCATGGCTCTTTGGCATCTCTGGTGCTGGTGCACCTCCGGAGAATCGAGGAAAATCTTTTTTGCTACCGCCTTGGGCAGCAGCCTTGCGTTGATATGTTGGTTGATTAACCGGGTTGGTCATATCTAGATCGCCGATACGATCTTCAATGCCTTCATCATACTTGTCATACTTCTTGCGAATTGGGTCAAGAGCTTTGCCTTCACGACCGGCCTTGGCCAAGGCTTCCATGCCTTGTTTGCCGTATTTTTCATAGCCCTTGGCCGCACGGCTCATGTCACGTTCGTTTAGTTGACCGTGTGTGACTTCTGGCTTCTCGCGAATGCTGTCCAGCTTTTTGTTTAAATCGTAAAAAAATGTCATTTGAATTATCCTCGAGGTTGGGCGCCAGTTGCTGGCTTGGGTTGACGTTTGATATTGCTAAAGGGACTCTTGTCACCCATGGGCAATTCGTTTGTGGTTTTTGCTAGAGGTGTCTTGCCGCCAGCAACTGTAAAGTCACTCTTGTAAGCATTCTTTACAACTTCATGATCATAAGGACCAGTTGCGTAATCTTTCTTCAGTGCTCGTTGTTCAGCGTCTGGAGCAGGATATGTAGGATCATCCAGCAAGTCTTTGTTCTCATCTTCAATCTTGCGGCTTTCGCTATCAAGACTTTCTTCGTATGGTGTGGCCATCATCACAATACGGTTGGGATCCAGACCTAGTATTTGTGCCAGTTGTTTGATCTGTGGCTCAATAGCTGGGTACTTAAACTCCACATCCACAATGTTCATTGCTTGATTGGGAAATGCTGGAAAGTCTGGGATCTGCTTGCGAACTGGGGTGCTCTTGGCATTTGACATTTTAACAACGTCAAATTGAGCGCACTTGTCTTCAAGCTCTCGAAAAAAGCCTGCGGGCACATCACCCACTACCTTGATACGATAGTTGTATGTACGTTCGCTTTCAGCTAGGTATTTTGCAAATGGTTTCATGTTCAGTATCCTGTTGTATATTTATTCTTTTTGCGTGTTTTGGCCTTTGCCAATGATGCGTTCTAGCAGATCATTGCGGCTCAAGACTACTCCGTGTGCTGTTTGTGTGGAGGATAGGCCTTCGTTTTCTTTTGAATCTAGGACCTGTTGCTGTTGATCCAGGCGCATTTTCTTCATCTGCAGATCAATCATCTTGAGTTTTTTGTCTAGTTTAGCTGTTTTTGCTGTGATTGCATGTCCAAGCATGTTTGATGCTACTGAGAATATTTCGCTGGCAAATCTTGAGTCAACTTGCATACCCAAGTCCATGAGATCTTTGTAGCTGTGCTTGGCCAAGTCGCTTAATTCGTCCATTTCTGTGTCGGAAGCTTCGAGTCCACGCACAGCAGGCAACGCACCATCAACTTTGTCAATGGCGTCATCTAGAGCTTGTAGTGTTTCTCGATTGGTAGGAAGTGCAGGTAGAGCAAGGTCTACTTCGTCCTGGGCAGGCGGGAGATCAAAAAGTTCTTCAAGTTTACGAGTCATGCCATATTTATGGGGCTAGGCTCGACCGTTGTTAAACATGTCCTGTTCTGTGACCACTCTAAATGTGAGTCCTTGGCGTTGGCACCATTTGGTTGCGGCCTGCCATTTGGCATAGTTGATGGCTACCACAGCGCGATCGCGGCTGTTCATTTTGGATTCAATTACACTTTGTTTTTTGGGTTTGATTTCAATCAGTTCGGCTCGCATGATGTTGTTGCGAGTGCGATAAGTGATCAAAAAGTCTGGCACATATACCGTTTGCTTGCCTGTGAGTGGATTTCTGTAGGGTATTTGTACTGCTTCACTGGCCCATTGCAGCACAGAATCATTCGAGTCACAAAATCGCATGAAGCTGAGTTCCCAACCAGATCGGTATCTTGGCTTGCCTGAGCCCACATACTTGGCAGGGTTTTGAATGTCATAATATCCCTGTGCCCAACGAGCCATTACTGCACCACGTTTCTGGCTGCATAATAGTTTGGTACTACAGCCACTCCCACGCCCAACAAAGTGGCCCTGTTGCGAATGCTGTTGAGATAGTAGGCCATGTTCAGGTTTAAACTCATCGAGTTGCCGACCCCGCCGCCGCTGGCTTGAAAGCTCTGTAACAGTGTCAGAGCTGGAATTTTAGTTTCGTCTGCCACTCTAAACAAGCTCACAGTAAAGTTATCTGCGGCTTGTTTTGTAGTCATTACTGATCGAAAATAACTATTGACCACATCATACTCGCCCACAGGAATATCAACGTCATAGTCGTAAAAAGTATCAAAAACTCTTACTGTTTGATCAATTCGGTAGTTGGTATCGTTAATGGTTGACATGATTATCTACCTGTGTTGTTATTACCAGGGCTCTGTTGAGTAGGAAAGTACATGCCACTAGAACGACCAGGAATACTGCGTATAGCGCCAGGGATAGCACCTTGAATACTCTTGACTCCTTGAGCGACTGCTTCGCTCTTGGCGATACTGGCAATGTTTTTGCCTTTGAAAGTGTTGTAGGCTGTGCCAGCTTTTTGCACAGCACCAATGGCACCAAGCAATCCGCCGCTTTGTAAATCTTCCAGGATGCCGCCGCCTGCGTCCAACAAACCACCTTGTCCAAAAACTGTGGCTCTTGAACCAGGTCTTGAAATAGGGCTTAATGTTTGATCATAATGTGCAGGATCAGCAAAACCTTGCACGTTGATGTCAGGTCGTTGATTGCCCACGGCGCCTGAATAGTATTTCACTGTTTCGTATGCAATGGTCATGGTGTTTTGCATTGTGCCAGCACCTTCAGCATAAGAGTATTGATCATGATTGAAAGCTGTGATCACTGGATTAATCAACACATATTCAGCAAACTTGTGTTGGTCCATGCCATAGATACGTATGTCTCTAAAGAATGGCGGCTTGCCCGATGCGTCACTTCCGCCATCGTTAAATGCTTCACCAATGTATCCCCAGTCGTTGACATTGCCCACACGTTTGTCTTGGTAGATGTCTCGAGAGTTGTAACCAAACCCATTAACTTTGTTCCCCGATGGGCCCAAGCTGCCATTGGTACTGTTAGGTGCCAGATAATTTTGGCTGGGATCTTTGTAGTAATAACTGTAGTAGTTGTACCACATGTTGCGTACATTGTCGCCTGAGTCATCATGAAACGTCAATGTAACTGGTTCATAGTTGATCTTGGTCTGTATCACACGCTTGCGGTTGTACTGATTCATTACCTCGTTGCTGATACTATACTTGGGTAGATCCACCGTTTTGACCACCACACTGAGATTTTGTGCTTCTTGTGTGCCAATGACTTGTGAGATTTTTGGAATGTCCGTGTTGAGCGTGAAGCTCACATGAAACAGGAACTTGTAGCGTGGCTTGAGTTCAAATGAGTTAGTTGTGAAGGTTTTGCTTGCGTGAGTGTAATCACGCAAGCTGTTGACTTCAGTAAAACCTTTTAAAAATTGTTGCCCAAATGTTGGCATAAGTTACGCCTTATGCCGCGGTACCAACACCTGTTACTGCGCCTGCTATTGTACGAGAAATATTTTGTACTGCTGTACCAACACCGCC